GGAAACGAGGATCTATCGCTTTATCGTGTCGAACAGGGTACAGAATGTGCGGAGTGGGGTGGTGGTGGACATGCCCAACGGTAACACCCAGGTGCCCTTTTACGACAGGTCTTGAAGATGCCATACCGACTGTCATTTGCAGCAGGTCTTGAGCAAAATACCAGTCGCAATGACTCTCTTTACCATCTTCGTGGAGCAAACCAGTTGAACGAAACTGGATGTTCTTTAAAACATCTCGACGAATCAAGGTACAGCCCAAACCATACCCATCAACATCCACGACCTTTCCCCAATTCCCAATAACCTCGTCAGGGAAAGACGACAAATGATAGGCTTTCATTCCATCGACAAAAGCCAGATTCCAAGGGTGATCAGGTTTTCTAAAAACGTAGGTAGCGTGAACCACGTCAGCGTTAACTTTAAAAAGATTATCAACAACATACGGGTTGTTGACAATAATGTCGTTTTCCCACGCAACCAGGGCATCATATCCACCTCCTAAAGCGAGGTCGATTGCCGTATTATACTGGCGAGCTACTTTCTCTTGTTTGCTCAGCCCTATACCCTTATAATCCCTTAAGATTACGTGATCCAGCCTCTCCACCCCTTGTGGGCAACGCTGTTTGGCAATCGACCTTACTGTTAAATCCAGTAGTTTACCTTCATCCGGTGTAGCTATCAGAATCTTCATTTGAAACCCTCTCCTGAATGATAACTACAGGTCGGTAGAGATGACTGGAGTAAGCGCAGTGCTCAGTTTACCTTCGTCAGTACCCATCGGCAGGTAGGTACCCTCCGCTTCTGCCAGGGCAGCAACGTACAGATCCGCGCCACCAGATTCATACGAGACAATAGCTCGTAGATAGCGGTTCAGCCCTTGCATATCTTCGCCAGTGATCTCGATCTCTTGCACGCGATCATTAGCGCTGCCAGTTTTCACAACCGCTTGAATGGTCGTCCCGCCCTTCGTGGCTGCTACAAAATCCGACGCGCTGGCAGTGCTGTGCTGGAGAGTCCAGGTAGCGCTACCACTACCAGAACCCATCTGAGCCAGAACCCGAAGCCGAGTCATCATCACTGTTTCGCGATCAATCGGCGTGGTCGCCGCGCTACCACTGGCAGAGCCTTCTAAAAGCTGCGGCTTCATTATCGCCACAGGAGCCAAACGCTCCACAATCCTAGAACTCGTAGCCATTTCTGTATTTCTCCTCTCTCAATTAACCCTAGGATGCGCCCAGGGCAACAAACGGGCTGACCTCGTGGGTGCTGGTAACGTTGATTGTGTTGTTAATCCAAGGACGACCATCAAACCGTGCATTACAACGCCACAGAGTTTGATCATCCTCGAAACCAGCATCAGACGACATCGCAATGTCAATATTGATACGATCACTGACAACATACTGACCAAAATCACACAAGATAAGAGACTCGCTACTAATAGCACTACCCACCAGCTTGTCAGTTGTCACCACTGGCAAGCCAAGTAGACGGGGTTCAATGGTGCCGTTCAGGTTCGGCAAATAGGTGAGTACAGAAGGGTTGCCCGTGCCAGCCGTGGCATTGATGTTCAACAATTCGTCTTCGTGCTCGATACCGATCATCCACATCGCAGCACTGCGCGAAGAGGGCATCAAATGCTTATACATCGCCGTAACATCAGGGATGTCAAGGTCAGTAGCGAAAGTAGCAGTAGTGACCAAAGCCGGGGCATTGAGAACACCTAGAGGCTCCCCATCGCCAAGACCGTGCAAGAATGCATAATCACGATGCCAGCCGATAGCTTGACCAAACAGACGTACCAACACCTGCTGCAAGGCGATTGCTGAATCTGCCAGAAGTTCATTGCTGGCGGGAACAATGCCCGACAACTTGTGGTTTTCAAGACGCACCTGACGAAACTTCGGTTTGGTCGTGCTGATGGTCGAGTTTTCGCCTGTCCAGTTCATGACCATTCCTGCAAGCATCTGTGACTGCCCACTGGTGTGACTCCCGCTATAGTCAAGCGTAGGAATAACCATTTCACGACCAGCAGAAGGAATCCGGAAAGCACGCGGAAAGATGTGCTCGACCTCTGCCGCCGAAGACATCAACTGAGCAACAAACTGTTCTGGCACGGTGTATCCACCACGCGAACCAGTCATCTCACCCAGGGAATCTGCCGGATCCGCTTTCATCGAATCAGCAGGTTTCGAACCAAATACCTTAACCAGACGCTCTTTGTCGCCCTGGTAGATAGCCTTAAGGTAATGGCCGAACTGCAAAGCTTCGTCCTCTTTTTTCCCACCTACTTTCCCCGATTTTACTTCGGGGTTTTCGTTGTACATCGTCAAAAGTTGATCAATTTGCTTACTCTGCGTCGCTACCATATCGCGCAGGGTTTTCAGCTCTCCAGTGTTTTCATCCACAGATTCTCCACCCTTTCTATCATCGTTCGAAAATTCCACAACAGGTCGAGAAGTAATAGTTTCTTCCTCGACCACCTCACCACCTATAGATTTCAGCGTCAAATGTAGTTTGGTGCGCGGCTCTGCAGGTGTGGTCGTCAAAGAAATCTCAACCGGATACCACGTCTTAAGAATACCACCTTCGCGCTCAACCAGGGTATCAAGCGCTCTGGTTGACAATCCCAGCGCACCTTTCCGCACCAACTCCACAACTTGCTGCGCGTATTGGCTTGACTTGTCGAGTTCAGCTTCGAACCAGTGGCCGATTTCATCGACAGCAGAGTCAGTAACCTTTCCTATACGACCTTTAAAAGAAGCCATACCGTGATCATAGAGAACGGGCAGGTTTTTCAAAGATCGATTGCCGACATCGGTTTCCCTGGTGAACACGTCACCTACCAAATCACTGCCACCAAAAACAATCCCATACCCGGCTATCCGATAATGGCCATCGCTGGTGGTTTTCAGCTCCAACGGAAAGAATTTGCCCTCCTCATTAGCATACCGGGCAGCAATATAGCGGTCTGCTTTCGATTCAGCCTGACTCATCGATTCGATGCCATCACCGCCAACGGTATAGCAAACATCAGGATCGGACGAACCCTGCTTGTGAACACAAACACGATTGTCGCCTTTCTTCTTTACGTACGGCATCATTAACCCTTCTCTTTAATCAAACGAATACTCACAGTAGGGTTGTTTTGAATTTTAAATTGATCCAACATATCCAAATCGTGCTCTTTGAACCAACGAACCAACCCATCGGTGTCCCACTTAATGCGGGGCTTGCTCCACACAGCGTGCCACCGCTTTCCTTTAACAGATTCGCCAGCCACAACCACCGCTTCTTTCAAACGGATTTCAGCCTCTTTGATGCTTTTCTGGATTTCTTCCATTTGGGCTGCATAATCTTCGTCCAGTTGCTCCAGTTGTCGTCGCTGTTCTGGAGTAAGAATCCCGTCGCGCTTCAATCGATAATCTGATTCCGCCAATTCAGCACGGAAGAGCATTTCCTCATATCGATCCATCAATTGACGAACATCCATGGGATCACCACCCGATAATCAAATCTTCGTTCTCTTCACTCGCCCAATATGCTAGAGCCACGGCAACAACTATGTCGTCGTGCAAACCAGAGGGTGCGTGATATCGAACCAACCCGGAAGGAAGCCGCGTATACGTGTAGGCAGTCATTTCTGAGATTAGATCGGGGTCATCCAATAAGGTCAAGTCTTTGTTATAGACACCTAGCGCTAGCCTCTCGATCAAGTCTGCTTTGCTAGCGTTCGTCATATTGTACGGCTGAATCGGCATACCAAATCGCGCTAGCTCCTCGACCACTGGCAGTCCCATACCAGTGCTGTCTGCAACCACGTTGTCAGCATTCCACTTTTTGACCAAATCAATCAAGCTATTCTGCTGCGTGTGGAAATCCACGCCGCGAAATCTGACCATCTCTTGCATCTCTTTGCTTGAAGAATCCATCACCACCATAACAGTATAGTCACCATCGGATTCCTCACCTGCTCTTGCCCAATCTACGCCAACAACATAATTGCGACCACGAGAATAGCTACCAGGAGAGCCAGTGCAGACTGATCGAACACCTTCAAAGACACCGGAATCCTCGACAAATGCCGCGTTCCACTCCTGCTCAAAGGTGCGCGGCGGAAGCATCTTTCTTGCTCTCTCATAAGCCTTCTGGATTCCTGGTAGTGGGTTGCTATTCGAGGGAAACCGATATGAGCTAATACCGTCATCGTTGGGTGCCTGCCCCTTAGACCATAGCTCATAAAACCAGTTTAACCCTTTGGGGGTTGAAATTAGGATGATTTTTCCCTCATAGTCAGCAACCGTAGGGTAAACAACATCCTGGTATACCTCTTCTCTAATCATCGCGGCTTCGTCCATAATGACCAAATGAAAGGATTCGCCACGAATAGAATCGGGGTTATCTGCAGAGTAGAGCGATATCAGACCACCAGACGGAAACGAAACGACCTTCTCTGCTTTGTTAACCTGAAATCCCGGCGCACGCCCTACCAGAGGAGACGTAGCTTGCAAAAGAAACCTCCACAATGGGCGAGTGTTTTTGTAATAGGGAGCGATCCAAGCGGTTTTTGCCCCATTGATAGCGCAAGCCAGAAGGGTTACTCCACAAGCCACAGACTTTCCGAACCTTCTACCACCCGTCACCACGACTGTGGAATTAGTATCCGCCACAAACCTGCTTTGGTCTGATCGCAGCCTTGGAACATCCAGTTTTATGGTGCTAGTCTGCACTATCGGTTTCCTCTGCCACAATACCAGCAATGGCGCTACTGTAATCATAGGGCTGTAGCTGGATGTTTACCAGGGCGGGTGGTGGGGCATCCTGTTTGAACCTTTCAGGAAAATGTGCCCGCAATAGCTGAATTAGAACCGAATCACTATACTGCAAAGCACGATTCCATGCAACCAACATCAGCATCTCTGCTGCATCTTTGCCTGCATTCTCCATAGCTTCTCTAAAATCCGCGTGGCCATTGCGCCAATCGACCACCTTTTGCCGTGAGACTTGCGCATATTTTGCGGATTCCATAATATTTCCGGTTTGCGAGTATCTCTCCAGGAAGAGGTAAACCCACGGTGGGTGATGGTCGTCCAGATCGAGAATAGACGGGTGTATGCTGTCGAATACTCGCGAAACCCTGGATAGGTCGGCTTCCGTCTTCGGGTCGATGTTCTCAGTGCTGCCCATAGACTCCCACTCGGCATCCTTATTGACAGCCTGATCGACCATATTCCTTTTGATTCGTCTGTTATCCAATTGTCGTCTCCAAACGCCCTTCAACGCTCGTTTCCAGTTAAACCGCTTTCGACGTGCCTTCCGTGGCCTCTCCGCGGGCTTCCGCTGGACGGAAGCGGTTCGATCCGGGCTTTCACCTTCGAGCGATACTCGAAGCCAACGGAAGCCCGCGGAGAAGCTCAAGCCAGAGCATCAATAAGCATCCGCTGATGCATACTCCTGGTCGATCTCCTCATCCTCATCATCGTCAGCAAATTCCTGGTCGATCTCCTCATCTTCGGCAAATTCCTCGACGTGAACGCCACCGTTATGATCTGGGTGATATTGATTCACAGGTTGCGCAGTCTGGAGCTTGCTATTCTGAAAAGCGACCACCTGCTTGGCAGCACCCACATTCACCAGATAAACACGTTTGTACTGCTCAGTTTCGCCAGTGTTCTGCAGCACCCCCAAACCTTCCAGAACCTTCAACGCACGGTTGGAAGTGCTGCGAATCCCAATACCCTGACGCGACAGCTCATTTGCGCTGATCGGCACACGCACAACCGAATTATCGTCGAAATGCTCCAAGTTCTGCTGAATAATGCCACCGAAAATCACCCGGATTGTGTCCACGATACGACCATTGACTTTGCTAGCGTGATCCATGTTGATGCGATCATAAGTTTCCATAGCTTCCATGACACCAGTCTCCTTTCGCTTAATAATTCTACAAATCTACCAGGAGGTTGCCCTCCCGACTGCCCTTCGGCACGCTGCGTGTTGTTCACATTAAAATCGTACAGCAAAAACGGCATTCCTGTCAATTTGCTAAATCGCATACAGAGAGAGCATTTCAGCACACAAACCCTCTTCTGTAGCGTCACAAAAAGACAGACCACCCACACCCGATGCGAAAGGGATAATCCGCCAGTGCAGCAAAACGACATCCCGAAAAGGCTTCGGGAGGGTTCACAAAGCAGCTAGTTGCTACCAGGAGAGACACCCGCAGGGCAGCAATTCGAACGCTTGTTCGCCGCCTTCGCTTTTTTTATTTTTTACACGTGCGTTTATTTTTACTATCACCCTAGAACTTAGGATTGTCTGTCCCGAGGATGCTGAAAGGAATGTGGGCTGTGTTAATACAGTGACCAGTCCCAAAAACGACGAATGTTCAACCTGACACGAGACGCGCAAATATACGCGTGCGTTTTGTTTTTTTTTTTA